CGACATCCTCAAGCAGATCTATATCATTCATGCTGATATATTTTCCTTTCTCAGTTCGAGAGCTACAGGCATGTACCAACCTTTGCGGCGATCCCTTTCACCCTCCTCCATGTTACGCTCCCAACGAAGGACGCGCACTGTTGAGGAAACTTCCCCAGCAAGCATGCAAACTATCATGACTGCTATTGGGTCTCCCCCTCCTGGCCACAGAAGATAATCATCTGCGGAGAAGTCTTTCATTATTCGTCTGGCCTTTTGAATTGATGGTCCAGGAAGAAACTGAGGCTTGTCTTCAGGCTCATAAATAATCTCGAGTGAACCATAACGAGTTGCATCAGTTAAGTCAGGAGTCCAGCCGAACTTATTTCTTATTGGTCTATTTACCACATAAACTTTTGACACTTCAAAGTTCCTTTCTCAGTTGGTGTGATCCCATGGTTTACTAAGACTGTAGGATTGACCCCCATCATGCGTACATTAGAGGGTTCGCGCAAGTGGGTTCACCACAGTGATCACAAAATTACTATGCCTGAATAAAATTAAAAAGAAAAGAAGATTTTTTCAAAGAACCCAGTCTTACTCAAAGAAAACAGTCGCGAAACCAAAGAACCCAGTCTTTTGGGTGCTAGTTGTTTTCATACCCGTCCTTGGTTTTTGTCTTCTTCTTATAAGGAAAAAATTTGAGGAAAAAAATTTTATGTTTGAAATTATGGAAAGTGTGGGTTCACTGGTTTCGGATTGGTTTTAATTTAACTTAAACAAAGTGCTTAAACGACACCCCAAAGTTGTTAAATTAAGGTTTCAGTAACCCAGAGTCTGGGAACTCTTTTCTTAAAATCGTGCAAGTGATTGTTATGTTTGGGAAACAAAAGTACTTTATTTGTTGCTTTCTGAAGCAGGATCAGCGATACTAAGAAGGTTAAGAGGGTTGGCCTCTTTTTGAGAAAGGAATAAATTATGTTTGTAAAGTTTTTTATTGAAGTTGATAAGGTTATTCGTGAGAATGGTGAAGGTCATTCAATGATGGATTCTGGTGATTATCTGAAGCCAGCTGGGCGTTATGGTGTTGACACATCACCTCATCAGGCAGATGCTATTTCTTTCAGCTCAAGGATTGCCGCCGACGTTTATATTGCTGGCCTTTCCGCTGTTGATACAAACTGGAGAGGCACAGGCAAGACTGCCCTCTACGGGTTCAAAGTTGTTCGGGTTGAGTTCAAATATGCAAACATGATCGGTTGGTCAGACGTTTATCCTTTTGAGATTATCCGAGTGGTCTCTGATAAAACAATTGAAGTTCGGGCAATGCTTGCTGAAAAAGATCCTGAGTTTAAGCCTGATTTTATTCCTGGTGGGTTTGCTGGTCATTGCGTTAATCAAAATGATCAAACTTATACATACAAGTCTTGCGATGAAGGTCAGGTGTTGCGTGTCAGGCTCGGTAAGAAAGGTTGGAAGTCAGCCATGGGCAAGCATGTAATCTCTGAGCAGCCAAGAAAGTTTTATGATTACAACTTTTAGGTTAAGGTTTGGGGGTGGGGATTGACCTCACCCTCTCTTTTGAGAAAGGAATTAAAATGGTTAAAAATATTTTTGCAACGCTGACATTCTTCGGTTTCATTTACTTAGTTGTGTTCGCTGTTATTAATATGATTCTCGGCTGTCAGACTTGGGATCAGTCTTTGTGGACTGAGTATAACTCTTGCATGACGTTTGCTCAGAGTATTGGGCTATGATAAACAATCACAAAGGTGAATGGTTCAAAATTATTGACGGCAAAAGGGTGCACCAGAACAGGTGCCTCTGTTGTAACAAAACTCATGCTGAGTTGAAACGAGACTTTAAAAGGTTTTCAGAACTCAGGCGTGATCTTGAACATGACTCAAAAACCAGAACAATGGTTCTTGCAGGATTTTCAGACTACATCGGTACTGAAAACATGGGCAATCATTATTGGTATACTTGGCATGGTGATCCTTGTAGGGGGTGCGGTGGTGCACCTAAATCAGTTGGTGAATTGTTCTTGGCAGTTTATTCTGAAGGCCAGTGGTATTGTAATGAATGTTACTCAAAAACCCCAGTTGATCCAAAAGGTCATTGGCCGTTTATGCCAGCTAATGATGATGAAGACTTTACTTAATGGCCAAAGAACGATATCATTAAGAGGAATCCAACGTATGATTCCTCCCTTAACTTAGCCCTCCTGAAAAGGAGGGTTTCTTTTTGTTTAAAAATCAGCGATAGTTGTGACAGTTATTCTTACAGTTGACCACTGAAACCAAGGTTTGAAGGATAAAAATATGCCTGCAAAGAAACAAAAAGGCTCTGATGCGAAGCTCCAAGTGCAGAGGCCTGTTAAGAATGGACCACCTGTTAAGCCAGAGAACTGGGATGGTAGGTTTAAATCAGTTGAGCCAATGGCCAATCAGAAGTCCAAAAGAGCAAAACCATATAAATGGAATCACCACACAACAATAAATTGGATCATGGGACAAGCAGACCCAGTTGGATTCCTTGCGGATGTTATGGCAGGGAAAGAGATCTTTAATGTTTACAAAGAAGATGGTGGGGAAATATCAAATGTCGGTAAGGTTGGTGCAGACCCAGACCTAAGAGTTCTGGCCGCTAAGACTCTTCTCGGTAAATGTGTTCCTGATTTAAAAGCAGTTGAAGTCACTGCTCAAATTGAAGAGAGAAAGGTGCTGGACATCAGCAGATTAAGTGATAATGACCTCAACACAATTGAACGAGTTCTTGAACACGCTGTCATTGAAACAAGTGAGAGCGGAGAGGATGAAGAGATCGCTGAAGGAGTTTACGAAGAGCTCATGGCAAACGATTGAGCCAGGACGCGACTTCTATGACAACTGGCACCTTGATGCAATCAGTGAGCATTTGCAGGCTGTTGTTGAAGGTGACATCAAGCGTCTTATAATAAACATACCACCTCGGCATATGAAATCAATATCAGTTGCTGTTGCACTCCCAGCTTGGACTTGGACCATCCAGCCAGAAAAAAGATTCCTTTTCGCGTCATACGCTTCATCACTTTCCGTCAGGGACTCGGTTAAGTGTCGTCGGCTTATATCAAGCCCATGGTATCAAGATCATTTTGGTGACAAGTTCGTTTTGACAGGTGACCAGAACCAGAAGCAAAGATTTGAGAACGACAAGACTGGTATGCGTATTGCTACCTCAGTTGATGGTGCGTTGACTGGTGAGGGTGGTGACATTATAGTTATTGATGACCCGCATAACGTGCGTGAGGCTGAATCATCAGCAGTTAGGGAAGGTGTTCTTGAGTGGTGGGATCAAGCTATGCAGACTCGTCTCAATGATCCTAAGACTGGTGCCTTTGTAATTATAATGCAGCGAGTTCACGAGAACGACTTGACTGGGCACATATTGGCGAATGAACATGACGATTGGGATCATTTATGCTTACCTGCTCGCTATGAGGTCGGACACCCAAGTGAGACAAAATCAAAACTCAACTTCACAGACCCCAGAACAAAAGAAGGTGAGCTACTCTGGCCAAAGAGGATTGACGAAACAACTCTCACCAAGTTGGAGCGGTCATTGGGTACATATGCCTCCGCAGGTCAATTGCAGCAACGCCCAATGCCGAAAGGTGGGGGAATCTTGCGATCTGAATGGTGGGTTCCATGGGAGAGTGATGATCTGCCCGATATTGAATATGTGATGCAATCTTATGATACAGCATTCTCAACAAAAGAAAAGAGCTCATACTCAGCCAGAACAACATGGGGTGTGTTCCGCAAGAATGGCCAGATAAATGTAATTGTTATTGAGATGTGGTATGACAGAGTCACCTACCCAGAGCTGAGGACATTAGCTCAAGAGGCATATGAAGAGTGGCAACCAGACGCAGTTATGATTGAAAAGAAAGCATCAGGCCAAAGTTTGTTGCAAGATTTGCGTATGGCTGGTGTCCCAGTTATTGAGTACAACCCAGACAGAGACAAAGAAGCTCGTGCCCATGCATCATCAGCTTTGCTGGAAGATGGAAGAATTTACTTTCCTGCAAACAAAAAATGGGCTAAAGATTTAATAGACATATGCGCTGCATTCCCAGCAGGAGACAATGACGATATAGTTGATACTTGCACTCAGGCATGGTTGCGTTTGCGCAAAGGTTGGTTTATCAGTCATTCTACTGATTATGAGGACGATGAGCCCACTGAGACAAAAAGGATAACGCTGTATGGCTAGACAACCGATACCATTCGCTGAAGGATCACCACCTGATGAACTTCAAGTTGAGGCTTTTGGCGATGATGAAGTTCTCATTGGCGACCCAGACCTAGATTTAACACAAGACATTGACAATGAGTTTGATTCAAACTTAGCTGAAGAGATCTCTGAAAAAGAGTTAAAATCCAAAGCGTCCTCCCTTATAAAAATATATGAAGAAGACCGCGAGGCTCGCTCAGACTGGGAAGAGCGATACAAAGCTGGTTTGCGTACTGTTGATCCTGATGGTGGTATGAGTGAAGAAGAAGATGCCAGAGCCAGTCGCGGTTTGAGCACTGTTGTTCACCCTATGATCGCGGAGGCTGCCACCCAGTTTAATGCCAGAGCTATCGCAGAGTTGTATCCTTCTGGTGGTCCTGTTAAAAGCATCATAGTCGGCAACCCAGACGAAGAAGTTGAAGAGCAAGCTCGTCGTGTTAAAGATTTTATGAATTATCAGATTACACAGGAGATGCCAGAGTATTTCCCTGATCTTGATAAAATGTTATTTCAGCTCCCATTGGTTGGCCATGCTTTTAAAAAGGTTTGGTGGGATGCTAATATGGATCGTCAATGTTCGAAGTTCGTTAAAGCTGAGGACTTTGTTGTTGCGCCAGAAAGCACAGACCTTTACACCTCACAAAGATATACTCATTTAATCCGTATGCCTCGCAATGATTTTAATAAATATGTTGAGGCTGGTTGGTATCTGCAAAGTGAATACAGTGGCGATGGCATTGACCCATCAGGTGACACAACTGAAGATATTGAGGGTGTTGACCCATACAGCAATTCAGACGAGACAATGACTCTTCTTGAGATGCATGTTTATGATTCTTTTGATGGCATTGATGGTGCGGAAGATCCCAAAGACGACAGCAACGTTGTCGGGATGCCGTATGTTATCACAGTTGATTATGATGCAGAGAAAGTTTTAAGCGTCCGCAGGAACTGGGATCAAGAAGACGAGAAGATGAAACGTCTTGATTGGTTTGTCAGCTACCCATTCCTTCCTGGGGTTGGGTTTTATGGCTTTGGGCTTTATCACCTTATTGGTGGCCTAGGCAAAGCAGCAACAGGCTCACTTAGAGCTCTGCTTGATTCAGCTGCATTCGCAAACATGCAAGGTGGCTTTAAATTAAAAGGCAGAGTTACAGGTGGCGAACTCCAGATAAATCCTGGAGAGTTTGCTGATCTTGATGCGACTGTTGACGATGTTAATAAAGCAATAATGCCTTTGCCGTTTAAAGAGCCTAGTGGTGCGCTGTTTAATCTGCTTGGGTTTATAACTGAGGCTGGTCAGCGTTTTGCGAATACTTCAGACATGAATGTTGGGGATGTTAATCCCAATGCTCCAGTCGGCACGACAGTTGCTTTAATAGAACAGGGCAGCAAATCATTCTCAGCAATACACAAACGTCTGCATTATGCACAGGGTCAAGAGTTTAAGTTGCTAGCCAAGCTGAATGCGAAGTACCTACCTGACCAGTTTGAGTTCGCTATCTCCGGATCTTCAGAGATGATTTATGCAGCTGATTTTGACGCTCGCATTGATGTTATCCCAGTCAGCGACCCAAACATCTTCAGCACAGCCCAACGCATCGCACAAGCTCAATCAATACTGCAAATGGCCAATGCCGCACCTCAGTTGCATAATATATATGAAGCCTACAAGCGCATGTATGAAGCCATTCGCATCCCGAACATTGACCAGATCCTTGTTGAGCCAAAAGAAGCAGTCAGGCTTGATCCAATTGACGAGAACATGAGTGTTATGTATGGCAAGCCCATAAGAGCTTTCCCTGAGCAAGACCATGATTCTCATATAGCAGTTCACATGCAGTTTATGCAAGACCCATCTTTGGCAGGTAATCCTGGAGCTGCAGCTATGCAACCTTTGCTTATTGCGCATATTGCTGAGCATGTTGCGTTGTTGTATCGTCAGCGCATGCAGGCTTCAATCGGAGTTCCGTTGCCAAGCATCCCAGACATCAGAGACCCAGACTTTGAGTTTGAGGATATTGATCCTGGAATGGATATGATTATATCCCAGAAAGCTGCACAGGTCGTAGCCATGTCACCCCAGATGGAAGCTATCA